AAACTCTTTATCAGACCAAAGTAGTAGACAGATCAAAGCTCCATCTTCATAAAATAGATGCTAAAACCTGGATAGAAGTACCAAAAGGAGCAACTATTAAAGAAATGGAAACACTTGCTCAACCAGTAAGACAGGCACTTAATAAATATCATCAAAAGAAAACAGCATGAAAGAAGTAATCATTAAATGTGACTGTGGTACTCACTTGCTCATGGTCCAAAGCGATAAAGAAGATAAATACCACGCCTTCTATTTGGCCATGTTTGGTTATGGCAGCCAAAAGCGAAACTTATGGAACCGGATAAAAATAGCCTTCAGGATATTAAGAACAGGAAAGGTTTATAGTGATCAATTGGTTTTAACACCTGAAGAGGCTACAAAACTATTATCGTTTTTAGTAGAAAACCTGAATTACACAGGCGTATTAACAAAAACAGCGTAATAATATGAATCAAATATTTGGAATTATAGTTTCAGTTATAGCAGCCGGATTGTTTTTCTTGATCGGCAGGTTAGTAGGTAGTGCATATATATCCTTTTTAGAAGGCACAGGCGGGATAGTTACCGCTACTCAAATTATAGAGGCAAAGTATATAGTTCCTGTAGTATTTGCCATCATTGCGGCTTATGCAGCCTACAAATTACAGACAAAAGATTGACCCTGACAGTATAATTATCGAACCATTAAAAAACAGGATAAAATATGAGAACATTAGCCACTATTCAAAAGATTTCAGCATTATCGCCAATTGCCGGAGCCGATGCCATAGAAACAGCACAGGTATTAGGCTGGCAGGTAGTGGTTAAAAAAGGAGAATTTCAGGTAGGATCGCTGGTCATTTATTGTGAAATAGATAGTATCATGCCTGAAAGGGAGGAGTTTGAGTTCCTCAGACCCCGTAAGTTTAAGATCAAAACCCTGAAACTTAGGGGCCAAATATCGCAAGGCATCTGTTTCCCCTTATCAATTTTACCCGAGGGGTTTGCCGGAGAAATAAAAGAAGGTACGGATTGTACCGATGCTTTAGGCGTGACCAAGTACGAACCACCTACCCCTCAATTTCTGCAAAACAAACAGGCTACCCGTTTAATATTCCCTAAATGGATGCCTTCATTTATGATTCACTTTTTAAGGCAGTACTTCCCCGGATTCTGTGAAAGATTCAGAAAAGAGATAGGAGCCAAGACCTGGCCTCAGTTTCTAACTAAAACAGATGAAACAAGGGTGCAGATACTTCAACCCTTACTCGATAAATACGCAGGTACAGAATGCTTTATAGCTGAAAAGCTGGATGGATCATCGGTAACGTATTTTGTAAAAGATGGAAAGTTTGGTGTATGCAGCCGTAACCTAGAACTACCATTTGATGAAAATAACGGATTCTGGAAGGGTGCGATCATGTATGGTATCGAAGAAAAGCTATTGAGTTTTGGCAAGGATATCGCGATACAGGGGGAGTTAATAGGAGAGGGGATACAGGGGAACAAATACGAACTAAAAGGATTGGATGTTTATTTCTATCAGGCTTTTAATATCAAATCTCAAAATTATTACGGTTACCAAACCTTTACCGCATTATTAAAACTGCTTGGTTTAAAACAAGTGCCTGTTCTTAATATTTCTTACGTTCTTGCTGATAAAATAGAAGATTTAGTAAGTCTATCAGTTGGCAAAAGCGTATTGAACCAGAAGGCGCAAAGAGAAGGTATTGTCATTCGCCCACTACAGGAAATATATGACTACGACTTTAAGAGCCTTGTTAGTGGCCGCTTATCATTCAAAGTTATAAACCCTGAATTTTTGCTGAAGTATGGCGAATAAATAGCCCAATAGAATTACTGAACGATGCAGTGAGTGACACAATTGCAGCCCAATCAAGGAACCGTACCCTGATAACCAAAATCCCCCTTTACCACGAGACAACACCACCCAATCTAAACAATAACAATAAAAAAAACATAATCAGTCGTGAACCCCACCCCTCATTTAAACCTAAGTAAAAGAGAAAAAGACATTATTACTCTCATAACAGAAGATCTCAATTACAAGGAAATATCCAAAAAGCTCTTTATCTCCAAAAGAACAGTAGAAGAAGATATAAAGTCTTTAAAAGAAAAAGTGGGCTGCAAAACAGTAGCCCGCCTAATCTTCGAACTCATAAGATTAAAAATAATTCATATAGAAATAAATGTGATTAACCACATAGAAGAATCAAGCAGGGCAGCGTAACTTTATGATACCACTTACCACCACTATGCTACTATCCACCAATTCGCCTGACTACCAGGCTATACCTCAATTCTCAGATAAGGAGTTATCCATTATCCAGTATATAGCCGATGGATGCCAACAAAAGCAAATTGCCCATTTTATCAACCAGCACCCCCACCACATAGAAACAGTATTATCCGGCATCTACAAGAAACTAAAATGCTCTAATGCCCCTTCTATGGTCTCTCAGTGTTATAAGCTAGGCATCCTTACTCTGGAAAATAGGTCTTTAGAGAACGTAGCGTGAGTACTAACTTTGAAAGTACTAAACACCACTATCCACCTATGGCCTCATCTACCGATAAGAAAGGAATAAACTTTAAGATGACACCTAAGCGTAAGCTATGCGTGATCCATCCCGATACCTTCATCCCGTATCTTCAATCGCTACCCCGAAACGATAACGGATGGGTAGCATTTGACTACAAAGAACTCAGTAAGCTAACCGAGCGCAATCTATTTGCTCAAATCACTCCATTGGAAGTAAAAAAAGCAGGGTAATGGCATGGGTTAAGTTTGACCATATTGCCAGTAAGACGAAAACAAACGTCTATAATGTGCTGTCGAAAGACGGCTCTTTGTGTTTAGGGCAAGTCAAATGGCTTGCTCAATGGAGGTGTTATTGTTTCTTCCCTGGTGCAAATACAGTATTTGATACCAAGTGCGTGAAAGAGATAATAGATTTTATAGAGAGTTTAATGAGAGAAAGAAAGGAGGTAAAGCATGGGGGTATCTAAGGATAATCTTACCGATAAGCAACTACGGTTCTGCGAAGAGTATATAATAGATTTAAACGCCACCCAAGCAGCTTTAAGAGCAGGGTATAGTGAAAAGACGGCTTATTCTATAGGTGATGAAAACCTGAGAAAACCTGAAATCCAAAGCAAAATATCTGAACTACAAAAAAAGCGCTCAAAACGAACAGAAATAACCGCAGATATGGTTTTGAGGGAGTTGGCTATCATAGGATTTAGTAAGATTACCGATTATTTAAAGGTGACAAATCCAAAGTCTATAGAAGACGTAGACGTTCCTTTCCCTGGTGAAGAGCCAGAACAAGAAGAGCAGGGATGCGCTTTTGCTATTGTAGAAGTACTAGATACTGATAAAATGAAACCAGAGGCAATACCTGCCATAGCATCCATTAAGCAAGGACGGAACGGTATTGAATTAAAACTGCATGACAAAGTAAAGGCACTAGAGGGGATTGGCCGGCATTTGGGGATGTTTAATGATAAGGTGGATGTGACGTCTAAGGGCGAAAGTTTGAACGCTGACGACTTGAGTAAACTTTCTAATGAGGAAAAATTGCAACTACTAAGGCTTAAGCAAAAAATGAGAGGGAAGGGTGAATGATGATATATTATTACTTGAGATTGATTTATTCAAGAATAGAGATTTCGCCTTTATAGTCGAAAGCGAAAATGGCGCTGTCCATGAAAAACAAAAAGAAGCTCTTTATTTACTGACCGACAATGAAACGGTAGAATTGTTATATGGCGGTGCCGCAGGTGGTGCTAAATCATGGACGGGGTGCAGTTGGTTGCTTTTTATGTGCCTTCTTTACCCTGGATCTCGTTGGTTTATAGGCAGGGAAGAGTTGAAAAGGCTAAGGGATTCTACTTTGATTACCTTTTTTAAGGTTTGTTCTAAATACGGCGCGCAAAGAGATGTGGTGTGGAAATATAATGGACAGGATCATTATATACAATTTACCAATGGTAGCCGTATTGATCTTTTAGACCTTAAATATCTTCCTTCAGACCCTTTGTACGAGCGGTATGGTTCGATAGAATATACTGGAGGATGGATTGAGGAGGGTGGAGAGGTCAACTTTGCGGCTTTTGATACCTTAAAGTCCCGTATAGGCCGGCACATGAATGACGAGCATAAAATATTAAGAAAGATACTCGTTACATGTAACCCGAAAAGAAACTGGATTTATACTTACTTCTACCGGCCATTTGTAGAAAAAAGGTTGCCAAAGTTTAAGAAGTTTCTCAAGGCCCTGCTTTATGACAACCCCCACCGGGAGAAAGATTATGAGGAGGCGCTTAAGTCTTTAACAGACCCGGTAAAAAAAGCAAGGCTGTTAGATGGGAACTTTGAATATGACGATGACCCTAGAGATTTGTGCGAATACGATGCAATATTGGATCTTTTTACAAATGAGCATGTAGAGGAAGGGGATAAGGCGATAAGCGCAGACTTGGCAATGAAAGGGCGAGACCGGTTTGTAGGTGGATCTTGGAAAGGATTAAGATGTAGGGTTGCGCTTGACCAGAAGGAATCAACGGGGAAAAGCATTGAAACAGACCTCAAAGCGTTGATGATCGAGGATGGAGTAGGACGAAGCCAGACTATTGTTGATAGCGACGGTATGGGTTCTTACCTGGAAAGTTATCTCGAGGGGATTAAGGAGTTTCATGGAGGATCTTCTGCTGTCAGTTCTGAATACGCTAATCTAAAGAGTGAATGCGGATATAAATTAGCTGAGGTAATTAATAAGCGGTTAATGTATATTATCTGTACAGAAGAACAAAAGCAGCGGATAATTGAAGAATTGGCTGTCCTAAAAGCGGATAATATAGATAGCGATGAGAAAAAGAAGCGCATAATTAAAAAAGAAGAAATGAAAGAATTGTTAAGGCGTTCACCGGACTATCTGGATATGCTTTTAATGCGTATGTGGTTTTTGATTCAGCCCAAAGCCGCCAATTATATTATAGATGCACAAGGAAACATAATTTATTTATAAGTGAATAAAACACTCATATATTCAGCAGTATTCGCCCGGTATATTATTATAATACTGGGATTTATATTTAAACCCCTCTTTGCCCTGCTCTACGCTTTGGGGCATATAGGGAATATTTACCTTACTAATCTTACCGCCTTCATACATACCACAAAACAACAAATCGCCTATTATGATCAGCAGTTAAAGAAAGATAAATGAGTTTTCTTGAAAAACTAGGCAATATACTCCCAGGATCGAAAGCCGCCAGCAGCCAACCCGTAAACTACGGACCTGTTGAGGATTTTAAGGTAATAGGCTATAACAACATTACACTGTACCCGGCTAATACCGGCAAGACCTATATCACACAAGGTTATAACCGTAACGATGCTGTTTACTCCATTGTGTCCAAGAATGCTCGAAAATTCGCTCAGGTTCCTTTTTATCACTACCGGATCAAGAATAACGAAAAAAGCACCTGGAGAGAATATTTGAGACTAACAAAACAAGGTATAACCCCGGAAAACATCTTTGAATTAAAGAAGATGCGCCATAAATCCATTGACGAAGTAAAGGTAGATAGCGTACTCTCTAAACTACTCGCTAAACCCAATAGGAACCAAACAGGGGCTTTATTCCTAGAACAAGCGTATGGATTTAAGCAATTGAGCGGAGAGGGTAATTTATGGCTCAATAAGGGTAAGGATGGCAAGCAGATACCCTCTGAAATGTTCATCATTCCTAAAGGGAATCTTCAGTTAAAAACCGGATCTGATATATGGACGGTCAGCGGCTATCAGTTAACCTTTGGTGGGCTAAGAATAGACGCGGCAACCGAACAGGTAATCATGTGGATTTATCCTAACTACGAGGAACCACATCCAGCAACCCTAGCGCACCTCAGAGGACAATCGCCGCTCGATGCGGGTAGATTGGTTTTACAAGGTTCTAATGTAGGCAATGAAAGGCTGGTGAAGATGAACGAAAACCAGGGAGCCGCAGGCCTTGCTTATAGAACAGACGCCCATGATAATCCTACAGTACAACAGGCGCAAGCTACAAGGGATCAATTCAATAACGCGGTTAACTCAAAAGATATGGCCGGGGCTATCGCTATTATGGCCGGGCAGTGGGGGTATTTACAGTTCGGATTGGATGCCCAAAAGCTACAGTTATTGGAGCAGGGAGATAAAGCCTTTGAAAAGCTGTGTAACGTTTTATCTACGCCACCTTCCATTTTTAAAACGGATCAAACCTACGAGAATCAAAGGGAATCAAAAAGAAACTGGGTTTACGACAATATAGCGCCTGCCGCTTATTCATTTAGGGATGAACTCAACGAAAAACTGATCCTTCAAATGGGATTAGACAGGGATAGGGATTTTATAGACTGTGATATATTGGGTCTTCCAGAAATGGCTATTGATATGAAGGCGCAAATAGAAACTTATTCTAAAGCATGGTGGTTTACGCCTAACCAAATCCTTAAAAAGTTAGGAGAAGATGAAAGCTCAGATCCTAACATGAACAAAGTATACGCTCCTTCAAGTGTCGTTCCTTTGGATGAATTAAACGTACAAATCGGGAGTAACCTGGATAGCGAAATGAATTTGTTAAACGATCAAAGTGCGCAGGCTTAAAGCTATATGGTTGATTATCTCTCAAGACTACTATTTTGTAGCCTCTGAAAAGTTGTTTTCCATAGAAGTAGATTATGTGAGCAATATGGAAGAGGAGCAATTGCGCAAAGTAGACAAATATTTATCAGACCATATGGAAGCATACGAAGCAGTTGAGATTATAAAAAACTTCCTTACAGAACTATAACGATATTTTTCTTTGTTTATTTTGAATTTTAGATTTATCCCGTTGTTTCTACATCGGGATTTTTTATTTATATAAGATATTTTGAATTTACTGGAAAATATGGCTATCAATATTTGGTATGCCCTATGTGCACAAAGTATCTTTGATGCAGTAATTACAACAGCGAGTTAACTCACACGTTTACCGCTCTAAATAAGAGCAAAACATCAGCCGCCAATATTCAGCTATAACCTAGCATTATTAACTTATTTATATAATGGAGCAAATATCCAAAGAGACACACTATTCCATTTCAGACCTTGTTAAGATATTCAATGTCCATTTTAAAACCATCCAAAGAAGGATTAAAAGCGGGGAGTTAGAATATGTGGAGCACCCAATTACCGGCAATAAATACTTTTCAAAAGAGTATATACATAGTAAATATAAAATACCATCAAAGTAATTAAACCCCTATTTGAGAAACCTAATGAATTGCACCCTACGGAATGCCACCATCCACCTTATTAAAGACTTGTTTTCATAGGTACGTTAAAAAACACACGGCCTGTTTATTCTTATACGGGCCTTTCATTAACCTAAGTTGGAACACCTTAATAAAATACTGACAGATGAAGAAATACGGTCTATTTATAAGGAACGATATGAGATTAAACCAACTGATTGCCGGGTTGAAAGATTGACCAAGCAAAGGTTATATGCCAGGTTTCTTGAGATTCAGAGACAGCTAAGGGATCAGCAAAATAAAAAGTAAAACGTCACATCATCAACAATAAAACCACTAATGAAGAAAACAACTACTACTCCGGGCATAATTGCCGTATTCGCACAGATTATTATCCTTGCGTACATAGCCTACTCTATATGCGACAATTGGGAAGGGATAGGGGATCAATCAGTAGGATTTTGGATCGTTCAAGGCTTACTGTCTATAGCGTTTCTGTGCTTGTTCGGGGGATATATAGTCATTCAGCCAAACGAGGTAGGGATAGTTTCATTTCTCGGAACTTACAAGGGGATCATTGACAGGACCGGATTTAGTTTTGTGAATCCGTTTTATGGCAAGTGTATTTATAGTGTGGCTGTAGAAAACCACCAGACAGAGGTGTTGACAGTAAACGATAAAAACGGGTTGCCTGTTCAGATAGCCGCTGTTATATCGCATAAAATAACAGATGTATATAAGGCGCACTACGATGTTCAGGATTTGGATCATTACGTGGTGAATCAGTGTGAAATATCACTCAGGGAGCTGGCTAAGAATCATACCTACGCAGAATTATCAAACGAAGACCAGGATTTTATAGCGAATCTTAATAGCCACCTGGTAACAGCCGGAGTAAGTGTCGTGAGCGCCAAAATAACCCACCTTCAATTATCACCCGAGATTACAGCTATGATGCTGCAAAAACAGCAAGCGCAGGCAATCAGTGAAGCAAAGAAAATAATAGTTGAAAATGCTGTTGATATGGCGAACGAAGCAGCTGTACATGTATCGGGCATGGATTCGGTACAGAAAGCAAAATTCATTACAGACTTAGTAATTGTGCTAACGTCTGAGCATGGCGTAAGCCCCGTAATATCTGTCTCATAAGCAGTTAGTTTTGGTTGCGGCGGGGTTATTCTTAGCCCTGCCTATTTTAAAACACATCAAACTCAAAAAATAAAACATGACTTATTTATTCTATTTCGCTGCTTTAGCGGCAATTGT